CATTTGATGGACGAAATGCACGAAAACAAACAAAAACAACAAATGAATCATGAAATTGTCCAAGAATCCAATGATATTAAATTAACCAATGCCGATTTGATTGCAATGAATGACGAATTAAATTCATTAATCACAGACGAAATGCATTGATCGTCACAAAATATATTTATAAAAACAACTTAAATAGTTAAGCATATAAAATATATTAGAATGGAACAATCCTATTTGAACTTTAATCAAACAAATGATTTAGTAACACGACTACCCTCTTTTGAACTTTCCTATGAAACAATTTCACATAAGAAAGTTTCCGACTATTATGATATTACTTTAGCCATTCCTTATGGAAAAAAATCATTGATTTGGTACACCTTTTATAAAAACAAAGATGCATGTATATTACTCGAATTTGGAAAAAACAAAAAAATAACGAATGCAAAGATCCTTTCTAATGTAAATATTCCCAAAGAATTGGCATTAGGCACTATTTTATATGGTTGTTTATGTGAAATACCAGAAACACGTACTATTTTTATAGTGGAAGATTTACTTTATTATCAAGGTATTCCTCTTTACAAACAACCTTTTCAAGAAAAATTCAATTTCTTACATAATTTTTTTAGCGACAACAAATCATTGTTGCACGGAAATGAACAATTTCCAATTTGTATGCCAGTGTTTTGGAAATTATTGAGTGATAATAACACAATACCCGATGAATACAAAAATAGTATTCCCTATTCCATTCATCATTTGCAACATCGATCCAATACGAAAATTGTACCTTATGTTAATTTCACATGGTCAAAAACACTCATGCCATCATTGTCCAAAAATGTTCCTATTATTCCTGACAATTTGTTATTTATTCCACCTCAATTACCTAGATTCTATTTTGCGAAACCACAATACAAAATGAAAACGGTGTTTGAAGTAAAACCCGATTTACAAAATGACATTTATCATTTGTATGCTTTTGGAAAGGGGTCAGAAAGAGTTTATTGTGGAATTACTTATATACCCAACTATAATACGAGTAAAATGATGAATGTAATGTTTCGCAATATCAAAGAGAATAAAAATTTGGATTATTTAGAAGAGAGTGACGATGAAGATGATTTTCAAGACATGCGTATTGATAAATACGTAAATTTAGATAAAAAATTCGCCATCGAATGTGAATATAATTATAAGTTTAAAAAATGGGTTCCACTGCGACAAGTAAATGAACGGGGTCAAATTGTCCATATTCGCCAGTTATAATTTTTAATATAATGAAAATATATAATGGCAGAATTGAACGCAAGTGATAAAGTATTACCCCCCTATTCTAATCCCGATTTAGATCCAAAAGTTTCTGCTCTTTCCACTGGTACATATAATCCTACACTGTTTGCGGCAACATATGGCGGAAAAAGAAAAACACGTCGTCGCACGTGGTCTAGAAAATACAAACGTTCTATTAAATGTAGAAAACCACGTGGTTTTTCTCAAAAGCAACATTGCAAATTTGGACGTAAGACTAAATCACGTCGTTTAAAAACGCGTAATAAACGTTATAGACGTTAATTAATAAAATTGAATTCATATAAAAGTATATTATGTATTCAATAAAATGGCATCCAAAAACATGAAAAAGAAACTGGTTCTTCCAAAGAAAGGTAAATTTAAATTTATCGATTTATTTTGCGGCGTTGGTGGATTTCACCAAGCACTCAATAAATTAGGCGGAGAATGCGTGTTTGCAAGTGATATTGATGAACAATGCAGACTCACTTACGAGAAAAACTATGGACTAAAACCCCACGGGGATATTACAAAGGTGAATCCGAAGACAATACCTGATTTTGATATTCTTACGGGTGGTTTTCCGTGCCAGAGTTTCTCCAATTCAGGAAAAAAAGGAGGGTTTGGTGACAAAAGAGGTCAATTGTATGAGAATATTTTAGATATTGCAGAAGAAAAACAACCTTCTTTCATGTTTCTAGAAAATGTGAAACACATTATGAAAATCGATAATGGCGAAGTCTTTAAACATATTTTGAAACGCATTGGCGAAACCGGATATCATGTGGAAACATTCGAATTGAGTCCGCATCAATTAGGCGTTCCTCAACAACGAGAACGGGTTATTTTCGTATGTATTCGTAACGATTTGTATAAAGAATCCATTGAGTTGGATATGACACCACCGAATTATCCGATTGATGTTAGTAAAATTATCGAAACAGACAAAGAAAAAACCAAAAAATATAAAATATCACCTGAACATGAAAACATATTGGAAATTTGGGATGAAATGGTGAAACATTTTGATATAGGACAATCCATGAGTCCCACTATTTTATGCAACGAATTCCATAAAAAGTATAGCGAAAAAGAATTTTCCGAATTGCCTCAATGGAAACGCGATTATATTACGAAGAACAAACCTATTTATGAAAAATACAAACCACATTGGGAGAAGTGGTTGAAAAAATACAAAGAACCTTTGAGCAAACGCGAAATTTATGCAAAATTAGAATGGCAAGCTGGACCCAAAATAGAAAATGATTCTATTTTCAATCATTTCATTCAATTTCGACAATCTGGAATTCGCGTGAAAAAGAGTAAATATTTTCCGACTTTGGTCGCCATTGTTCAAACACCCATTTATGCAAAAGAACGACGTCATATTACACCACGAGAATGTGCTCGTTTGCAATCATTTCCGGATTCTTTCATAATGCATGAAAATGATAAAACTGCATACAAGCATTTTGGAAATGCGGTAAATGTCGATGTGGTTCATTATGTCATGTCAAGAACATTAAAAAGTTATAATAAATTCTGTAAATAATCTATATGAAAAAAAGAAGTAGGTTATATCATTTAATGTAAAATGATATAATTTAACGTCTTCTTACTTTTCGGGTTATTTTTCCTCCTTTTGATTCTTTTCCAGCACTTATTTTTTTACCACTTTCCAGTGATAGGGTACGTTGATGATCTTTATGCACTTGAAATTGAGGAGCCGAACTTATAATAGGATTTTTAAAACGTATTTCAATTCGAAAATGCATTCCATTCACAACTATTTTATAAAACATTTTTGCTGCATGTTTTCTTTTATCTTCTGTGTTACCTTTTTTTTTATCTGCTTGTGTTGCTGAATCATAATAAAATCGAACATGATCCTTGAAATCTTCAATATTAGTTGGAACATTCAATTTCATATATTCAAATCCATCAAATTGATACAAATTATATTTTAAACCAACCGGAAACATATTATCAACTATTTCTCTTGAAATACGTTGGCTATTTTCATCAATGTAATGTTTTAATGCATTCCAATAAGTATTTTGACCTTCTAAACTATCGTAAAATAATGCATTAATTTTGTTATGTATAAACTTTTTTCCTGTTGCTGGATCGAGTTCATCTCGTACTTGTTTATAATTGGTTTTAGTTATATTATTATCACTCAATATTTTAAGACGCGCTTGTTTTAATTCTTCTTTGATAGCTTTTCCGATCTTTTCATCAAATAAATCACCCAACATCGATTCCGTAGAATAATTTGTCATAGTACAATTTTGGTCTTGTTTCAGACTAAATCCTACTATAGTACCATCGTTTGTTTCAACATAAACATCCGCTTTTGCCTTTTTTGTATCCAGACCTTTATTTAATTTTTTTAATTTCTCGGTTGTCAAAGTTTTTCCCTCTAGATATATACATTTTACTGCATTAAATCCACCTGGAACATACAGATGAAAATCTTTACGCATATTATTAATATGATTTTCTACAAGTGATGGTTTAGCCGCCGTTTTGTCTCCATCTGCCATATATCTACCAAAACATACTTCATTACAACCAATTAGTTGTTCTTTTACATCTTCAAACTTTACCTTCTTTATATCGTCTTTATCCTTAAGTTTTTGTCCCTTATCTAACGCACATAATGCAAACACTAATTCAAAAAAATTGTAATCGGTATTGCGTCTTGTACTAGGAGAACATGATTCTTTTTCAATAGACCCTTTTATTTCACTCAGCATTTGATCGGTTTCTTCTTCTGCAATTCCTTCTACTAAAGCATCTAATGTTGGTTCTTTCGACTTTTTAGTAGTATTTTGTTTAGTGGATTTTTTTTTAACACTTGTATTCTGAGGTGTGTTTGCAATTGATTCATATATTGTTTGCTTACTAAGGTTACTATCTTTTATTCTTTGTATTAATACATCCTTTCGACCAGAAACAGGTTTTTTGCTTCCTCTAAGAACTGATTGTAATTGATTATTTGTATAACTTTTTAGATCTGGCGATCCTGATAATTCAGGGGATATTTTACTCATTTATATATTATACATATAAATGAATAGTGACAAAAGTGAAAAAATATACCTAAATTATCTCTCTACTATTACATATTTTCACTCATATCTAAATCTGCTATAGAAATTAAACATTTTTTCTTTAATAGTGGATTACCGCCTGTACATTCATCATCATTGTTGTATTTCTTCCCGTTCTTCGGTTCAAATGTGGTAGTCCATGTTTTGTCATTTTTCCAATCCAAACTCATTGTCTTATATCGAATACTGTCTATGGATAATATCCGATAATTGCATTTGCGATAAAACGTCTTTCGTTGTTTCCATTGATTTTGGAATATATCATGATGATCTACGATATCCACTACAATGGGATTGTCATGACGCACACGCAATATACGACCTACTGATTGTGTAATATCTGTTTTCGGACTAGCCATGACCAATATTGACAAACTTTTAATATCCAATGCTTCCGCTGCCATGGCATACGTTGCCAATACAATTTGCTTTCCTTCTGTTTCTTGTAAATCACATTGTTTCATTCCACCCACGTAATAACCCACACTAGAAAATCCACGATGATTGATTGCCTCGTAGAAATATTTCAACAGTGACCTATTATGTGCCAACACCATAATTTGTGCATTTTCCTCTTTTTCTCTACTTTCTTGGATCAAATCTTGTAATACTCGAACGATAAAATCACTTCTTGGACCAAATTCGCATAATTTTGAAATCATGGTACTATATTTGGCTTGTCCCTTAAAATCATATTCAGTTTCATTAAATTGACTGTCGGTACTAATATATTCAATGGAACGAACACAAACCGGATCTTCGTCTGTACGTGCCTCTGTATAAATTTTAGGACCGATGAACATGTACAATACGCAACTTAGTTTATCTTTACGATCAACTGTGGCGGATATACCAAGCATATTTGGACTTAATACGCGTAATAATGTTTTCGAAAATTGCTCACTGCCTATGCGATGTACCTCATCGATAATTGTTAAACCAAAACTATCAAATGCTTTTTCCGGTAATGCGCGGTCATACAATGTTTGTAACATACCAATTACAATGTCCTTTCCCTCTACATCAAATATGGGTCCTTGAATTTTCCCTATTTTTGCACCGGGTAGAAATTCATTGATTCGATCAATCCATTGATTCATTAAGAATTCTTTATGAACAATAATAAGCGTCTTCTTTTTTAGATTGGATATGATCTTAAGTCCCATAACTGTTTTACCTCGTCCACAGGGAACCTCGAGTATGCCGCCATTTCCTTTATGGTCAGATCCAATACATATTGGATTTTCAATATGTTTCATATAAACGTCAATGATTTTCTCTTGATAATCACGCAAAGGTTTAGGAAATGCCAAATAAATATTGTCACCTTGTGTGATTTCTGATTTATTCGGCAATCCATAACGTTCGATTCCGATAAATCTGGGAATATAAATTTTATTTGCATTTTCTCTATATACCGGAAAAGATCCTTCATTGGATGGACCGCCATATGATATTCCAGGTACTATCGGTTTTACATTCAATTCTTGATATAATTTATCCAAGTCTTCTTTACTAATACAAGATTTAGGTATAGTATAACCCTTTTTTCCCAAATAGGATTGACTTCGCACATCTTCCTTGTAAGTTTCTGACAATTCGAATGTAGGTTTAGCCTCGACCTTTGACCGTTTATATAACATTTTCCTACGCCATTGTGAAGACATTTAGTATAATTGGTCATATCGAGTTCTATTTATACATTTTTCAATTTTGTACTTATCAATAAATGATTCTAGGAAAATATCAGACTATCGTATATAATGAAATTTAAGAATTTACTTCAAACAACCAAACCTGCTGAAATATTTGTTTTAGTGGTGTTTATTTTATACTTGGTTTTCCCTGTCACAACACCAAGTGCTTTATCCCCCTATATTGAATCTCCTCTTGGACTTCTTGTATTGTTTTGTACAACCATTGGTCTTTTTGTTTATTCTAAACCATTTTTAGGTGTTTTGTTCATTTTTGTGGCCTATACATTATTAAGAAGAAGTGCCTCTGTACGAAATACTCCTCATTATGTTAGACATACCAAAGAAAGCAGTGAGAAAATTACCGATGCACAGAAACAACTAAGCGAAGGTACCCCTCCTTATGAAGAACCACGAACTGTCGATGTGAAAGTCAAAGAAGAAGTTACCTTAGAAGAGGAAGTAGTCCAAGAACGTGCTCCTATCGGACGAAGTGATCCCGTACAATTTTTACAAAGTTCATATAAACCTGTATCTACCAATGTAGATGGTTCCACTTCTTTTTAAGTAAAATACTATGTTATAACATATATACTATTTTATATGAAAAATTTGTTAGTAACTGGAGGATGTGGATTTATCGGTTCCAATTTTATCAATTACATTTTCGAAAAAGATAAATACAATATTATCAATATTGATGCACTCTATTATTGTGCCGACAAAAACAATATTTCAACGAAAATACAGAATTCTTCCAATTATACCTTCATTAAAGGGAATTTAACAAACAAGGATTTTATTGAACATATTTTAGAAACAAGAGAAATTGATATTGTGGTACATTTTGCCGCACAATCACATGTTGAAAACTCTTTTGAAGATTCATTGCAATACACAAATGATAATATTGTAGGAACACATATTTTATTGGAATGTTGTAGAAAATACAATAAAATCGAAAAATTCATTCATGTTTCCACCGATGAAGTGTATGGAGAATCCATCTTGGACATGAATGAGAAAATGAAAACCGAACAATCCATCCTATGTCCGACGAATCCGTATGCTGCAACAAAGGCGGGTGCTGAATTAATTGCGCAGTCCTATATCCATTCGTTTAAAATGCCAATTATTATTACACGTGGAAATAATGTATATGGACCCAATCAATATCCCGAAAAATTAATACCCAAATTCATTAAACAATTGGAAAATAATGAAAAAGTGACAATTCAAGGTGATGGGAGTTGCGTTCGTGCATTTTTACATTCTTATGATGCGGCTCGCGCCTTTGAAATTATTTTAGAACAAGGTGAAATTGGTGAAATTTATAATATAGGTTGTGATGAAAATATGGAATACAGCGTAATTGACATTGCAAAGTTTCTCATTAAAAATATTAAAAATACCACTCATTATCACGAACATATTACTTATATTAAAGATCGACCGTTTAATGACAAACGTTATTATATTAGCAATCAAAAATTGAAAAATTTAGGATGGGACGTAACAATTGATTTCGAAAAAGGTTGTTCTGAATTATTGCATAAACCAAAACAAGAAATTTATCAAATTGTGTCGGAATTATGTTAAATAAATATATGATCATTTGATACATATTTCCACATATATAAATGTATGTGGAAATGTTTAACTATTATTGAACATATAATTATGTATCTATTTGATCTCTTTGAATCTCCTCAATGGGCCAATCTTTTGACAATGTCTTTTTGGATTCCATAATTAAATAACACACTCCAATAATTACACTCAATACGATTCCCCATAGTAAATATTGTGCATAATTTGGATATTGGTCTGGATTTGCAAAAACACCGATATAAAAACATTGAATAATAACAATGCCAAATAATATAACTATTATTTGATTTATTTTTGTCATCATCTTACGTTGATCATCTGGCGTTTTTGAATTTGAATATTTAAACACATAACCTAAAAAGAAAACATATGATGCCGGTATAACGGTGAAACATGCAATTGCTAATAAAATAAATATTATAAACATGATCATCGTTTTGAATGAATCATGTGCCGCACTGTCTTGAACTAATTGACTACTTACTGGTAAATTATAAGTAGCAACTTCGTCAGAATCGATCGGAACATAATCACATTCCATCCATTCGCCAGGTACAGGACCCGCAATGATATTATACTCACTGGGTTGCAAATTAAATAGATCGACATTATTTTCCAAGGTTTTTACCACTTCAGACATGATTTCGATTACACCACCATACGTTAAAACAATGGCGTTATTCCCTTTCGTACTCGTATATTCTACATATTTAGTACCAGGGGTAAATTCTGGTCCCAAATCAACCTGAAAATTACTTTTATTGTTTTTAACAGCAAGTAAAATATTATCGATTGCACCTTGATTTACAGTTGTTTGATGCAACGGAAAACATATAAATAATACTTTGTCTCCGTTTGTATTCATATTTCGAATAATTAATTGTCCCGTGCTTGTAATTCCATTTATCTGATTCATAGGTGTTTTGTTCGAAGAATATTCTCCATTAGAAATAAACCATAATTTATTTGCCTTATACTCAGTCGTCACGTTATTTTCAGTATATGTTACATTTGATGACGACGACAATGTACAATTTGCTGTAATATAATTGTTTGCATCATCTCTAAATAAGCTTGTTAAACCAATAGATGAATAATTAACAATAACTGATTTTGTCGTATCTGGTGCTTTATTTAAATTAAAACCCGTTTCAGAAGAAGATGGTGAAAGCATAATTTTTAATTTGTATATAATAATTGTTCATAAATTAATGAATACTATAAAACATTTATCATTACATAATTGTTTTATATACCTGGAATCACAATATTGGGTGGAATCATAAGTTTTTCAACCCCTTGTTTTTCAGAACCGTCTGCTTCATTTATTGTCGTTTCGACAATAGTTACTATACCGTCTTCGCCGTCTTCCTTTACTTTATTACTAAATAAATTTAATTCTGGTAATCGTAAAATAGTATTTAATTCGTTCATAAGTCCTTTTATTACTGTTTGATCGTTACTATTTATAGCCGAATCGAAATTAAACTTGCGGGGCACTTGTTCGGTTGATTCGGCGTCTTCCTTATTACTCCCATCTTGATTCACAGAAGTCCCGTCTTGATTCACAGAAGTCCCGTCTTGATTCACAGAAGTCCCGTCTTGATTCACAGAAGTCCCGTCTTGATTCACAGAAGTCCCATCTTGATTCACAGA